GGAACGGTTCCAATACTGGAATAGTCAAAATACCAATAAGCAGTACTACCATTTGCAGTACTAGAAAAGTCGACTTGTTGAAGTGCCGTATTTGCGCTTGTAACATCTAGTCTTTTGCCAGAAGTAGAAACAAATGTATAATCATTATTTGCAATCTCTAGAATACCGTTTGCACTTCCAACCGCTGCAAAGGAATTAATTCTACCGCCCAAAACAAGTTTTGCGCTTCTATCAAAATTAGTGCCAGGCTGTTGAGATGCCCGCGCCGAAATAGTAAGTTCTGCGTATTCAGAAGTTTGCGCGTCTATATTACGAGTTCTTACACGGAAAGTATAAGTTCCAGCACTGACGCCTCTAAAGACCATACTAGTAGTTCCTGCACCCGCAGAAACAGTTTCATAATCTTCTGACATTCCTACACTATTAATATCGTGCTGAATATCATAAGAATCAATAAAGCGATATTTAATATCAGTGGTTGTGCCGCCTGAGTCCGTAAAACTTTCCAGAGGCTCGTTCCACGAAACAACAACATCTACCCCAGTAGAAGTCCCTTCGTCATCTAGAGAGGCAGAAGGAACAACTTCCGCACGCAAATTTGTAGGAGCAGGAACAAGAGCATCCAAAGTAGGAGTGGGCTTATATGGCTCGACATACTTTGCGTAGTTTCTTTCTAGCTCGTCAAACTTCTCATAGACATACTTGCTAGCAATGATCGAATAAAGATTGAGTTGATCTTCCTCGATTGCCATGATTCTATAACGTACAACGGCGTCAGTTCTCTGATACTCGTTTACGTTAGAGATTGCCCAGATTACTTCCGATTCTGGAGCCGCAGAAAATGCGCTCGAAACAGTTACAGAAGTAGTAGCGCCGGCACCCGTAGAAATTTGCTGCTTTTCAAGACGAGTATTTTTATTAAAAGAAGTATAAACCTTGTTACCGCTATCATCGACAAGGTTTGCTGCTGCTTCAGCAGTAGTGATAGCAGTATTACTAGCATCTTTAAGAATCAGGTCGCCTCTAACTAGAGAAACGCTATTGATCGTAGCAGCGTCCTGCTGAAGATAGCAACCAGGCTGCGGGTAAAGCAAATACAGGTTATATGTCTCGCCTGCCTGAAGTGTTACGCTTCTGTCGAGATTAATAGACGTAGTTGTGCTGCTGCTAGAAACACGACCACTAAATTCAATAGCATCCGCTTTTGCATCCTGAACATTAATAATATCACCGGGACGAAGGAAGCCAGCATTGATAGAAGTTTGAAACTTAACAAGTTCAGTCTCAAGCTGGTCCGTAAGTAGATGCCAGCGACCCACACGAAGTGCCTGGCTTTCAGAGGTTGCACCAAATGCGACAACATCTTTAGAGACAATTTTTTCATCTTCTACAATGCTATCAAAGTCATCTACAGTTAGAACAGACTGGCGATAAAGTTCCTCTGGATTGTTCCAAGTAACATTAACCTGATTTACACGAGCACGACTACCTGTGCTCTCATAAGTAAACATTCCGTCGATTACGTTACCTTGAGTAAACGTATATACGGGCTCTTTGGGACGATCCTGTACAGGAGAGATTTGTCCGTCAATCCAGTACATCATACCACGGAAAGAGCTAGCAAGGTCTTTTAGTACTTTGTAGGCTTCTTGTTTGTTTTGGAAGTATACGTTACAGGTGAAGCGAGGCTCGAGACCACCCTGCCCATTCGGAACCATTTCGTCACAATACCGAGCAATCTGGTAAAGAGCATATACATCTACATCAGATTCGTTAACCCACTCGCCAAGACCATATTCTTTGTTAGTAAGAATATCGTAAAAAATCCACGCAGGGTTATTCGTGTAAACTAGTTTATAGTTTACATTTGTAGCGGCTAAAGACTTATCGCCTCGGAATGTACCATCCCAAGTAACATAAGATCCTGTATCTACTCCGGTTGTTTTATTTCGAGTATACTTTGCTTCTACTCCATTCGGAGCAGCAGGATTAATTTCTTCTCGAGTAATGTAGTTTGTCGGGACTTTGATTTGCTTTCCGCGAATATGGTAGCCTCTTGTAGGAGGAGTATCAAAATCTTGTGCCGAGAACGTTACAAGAGCATATGCAGAAAGGGGGTAAGAAAACTTGTTATTTGTCTCTGCCTGAACAGTTTTAAGTTTAGTAAGCCCCTGGAAGTTATAACCCTGGTCTCCTTTTGCACTTCCCACAAAGTCATCACTTACATCAGGAGTAACTCTCTTGAGTTCAATTCTCCAAGAGTAGAAGGGTTGAAAAGGCGTAAGGTCTACTTCGACTTCTCGAATAAAAGATCCCCGAGTTCTGCCAGTAACTACAAAGATAGAACCATTTGTTCCGTCTGGCTTATACTTAGAATCATAACCTGTAATTCTTTCATCGTCATCCGGCCAAGACGGAGGATTGCTTCTACCGCGTACAAGAACTTCCTGCTCTGTAGAAGTAGAAGTTTTCTTATACTTTACAAGTACTTGGAATTCTGCGAAACCAGTCTTGAGATCTCCATCTTTTTGAATAATCATCAGACCTGCTGGGAATTCCAGACTGAGTTTTACTTTTGTAATTTCCTGTGCTTTTTCAGTAGAGAAGCCAAGACCAGAAACATTCAGCGGATCAATGATAATATCTCCAGCAGTGCCACCAAAATCTTCATGCCAACTAACATCAGTTCCAGGTGCATAAATTCTACTATCACTAGGGGCTCCATAAATTGCTGCGGAACGTTGCTCTCTACTTCCCGCTCTAAAGTGTACAGAAGCATCTTTAAAGTTTGCTTTTCCTAGAGTTACATTTGCAGCCGCAGCATATAGTTGAACTGCCACGTTTGTGACAGCAGTGTTTGCAGTAACCGCAAGAGTTGCGTTTGTAGAGTTAGCGACACTCTGAATACTAGTTACATGGTCAATAAATACATTTGCGCCACTAGAAACTGCGGTAGAAATTGCAGGAGTGATTACTGCCTGTGTGTCAGAAATTCTTTCTACAATTCTTCCGCCGTACTCAGCACCATCAGGCCCAGCTCCTGCAATACGAATATATCGAGGATAAGCAGCATCATCTCTAGCAGTAACATAATTAGAAAGAATAACTGCGTCACTTACAGTAATCGTTGTGGCGCCAGCACTTACACCAGAAGCAAGCGTAGACGTCTTAGCTGCTTTCGGAACAGCGACAAGACGCCCTACAAGATCGCTGCTAAAAGTTCCCGAAGGTGCAGTAATACTTGTTCCGCTTACAGAGCCAGTAAACAGCTTGGAACCGTAAGAGGTCAGACTAGTATTTCCAACTAGTGGAGTATCATTATAATATACGCTGGCAGAACTATTCACCAGACCTTCAATAGGCCCTTCGGAAATTAGATCGTAAATTGCACCATATTGCTGTCTGCTCATTTGTGTCCCTTACTTATTATGAACGATAAAATCGTTCACAATGTATGTATCGTCGCCGTCTACATTAAGATTAAAAACTGGTAAAACCTGATTAATGCTAGAAAAAGATTCTAGAATCAGATTTCCATTTTGTGTAACTAGTGTATCTCCGATTTCAAGCTGCTCGATACTTAAATCGGGGTGAAGTTGTCGGGATACATATTTATTAAAACTTTTCCATCCGTCTGTTGTTAGAAAAGGGTGCGAAGAGGTTACAAAGTGATCAGAGTTATTAATAGAAAAAAGGTAGAAAGGACCACGATGAATTTTAACTTCAAGAACATTATTATCTCCTGTGTTGCCTTTTACAACATCCCCTTCTACAACATCTTGAATTCTCTTTGTGGAACCATCTGCGATTGTAACAAGTGCGTCTGCAATAAAGCAATCTCCTTCGGGAGACCCGCCCGAGCTAGAAGGAGAAGAATCAACACCGCTAGGTGCTATTCCTCCTGTTCCAACCCAACTAGGCCCGTAGTTACCATATGGATTATATCCAAAACGCTGAGTACTAAAGCTGGTGCTAATTGTAGCACCGCCTACGATAAGTTCTCCATAAGCAACGGGAACAGGAACACCTTGTTGTACTGTGTTTACAGGACCATTAAAAAGATAGGATTCGTTTTCAGATCCATCAGTTTCGGGACCAGGAGCCATCATTTGGCTAAGACCCATTGCAGCTAGTTGGAGGCCGGTACCAATAGCAGCCATAGTAGCAATTTGAACTCCGGTCCCCATCGCCCCGCTTAGTGCAGCTCCCACAGAGCCTGTTGATGCCAATCCTCCTGGCCCCGCCATGAACATAAATTGAGGAGCAATAATTGCAGTGGCAATAAGAGCAGCACCTATTAGTAGTTTTGCGCCTCCACTCTTAGAACCTGCTGGCACTTCTGTAATAATAATATCTTCGCTGGATAGGCTGAGAAGCAGATCTTCTTCTCCAATGAATTCTTCACCTTTTTTGATCTCAAACTCAACACCTGCATCAGCAGCTTCAATTAAATACTGCCGAAAGCCAGGAGTCTGACAATCAATAAGTTTGAAAATATCAGGAATAGTTCTACAAGCAGTTTCCCACTTTTCTCCAAACTTAGAAATTCCACCATTTAAATAAACTGTTTGCATCTTATATATCTCGTAACGTACTTGCCCCAAAAGGAGTGAAGAGACTCTCTACAGGAAAGTCTATCAACGGCATGGTGTAAAAATACATCTTCGCCAACATAAATACCACAATGATTAGGAATATCAGAAATTACATTAAAGATCACCATATCATGGGGCTGAGGCTCTTCTACAGTTACAAATCCAAAACTTTCTTGAAGCTCATCAAAATAATTTATTCCCTTCAACCAGAAATTATCTTCAAAAGGAATTGCTGGTAATTTTAATCCCAGTTCTATATAATAGTAGTCTCGAACTAGAGAATAACAATCATTTTTACCAAATTCATACTCTTTTCCAAGAAGAGGCTTTGCTTTCTTTTCGGGCTCGTATACTACTTTCTGATTACTAGGAGTACTGTAAATCCAATAAGGTACACCTAAAAAATTACTTGCTTTTTTATCCCAGTCACTTGGCTCTGGAGAAGTATCTGGATGACTATGAACAATTGCGTGTATGTCTCCTTGGAGACTCGCTCTTATGTAATCCGAGGAAGAGATTTTAAATTCTTCATTGTCCTCTGCTACATTATCACAAGGAATATAATATAACTTTCCTCTCTTGTTCAGTATAATACCACAGCCTTCTCTAGGGTACTCTGAATTAAGATGTAAAAGTATTTCAGCCTCTATCACTTGAAGGCCCTCGAAGCTGGGAATCCTCCAAAGGGTAGTGATACCGCTTTATCCGTAGGAATAGTGGCTCCAGTATTTCCATCAGGAATTGCATGAAATCTGCGAGAGCAAGAAGTTACTCGTTTACCACAAACGTCACCATAAGTCCAATAGTTTCCGATAGCAGGAGTAGTACCAGAAACACTAATTGTTTTTACTTTATAAATCTTATTAGAGTATTTTACATATTCGTTGAACTCAGGATCACTATAGGCATAATAAGTTGTAGCTGCACTATAGTCATTCCAAACTCGTACTCGTCTCCAAGAAACATTTGTATCACTGGGATCGTCAGAAGTATCACTTACACACTGCCAATACCCTGTAATACTAGAAAATCCCGAATCAAAGTTTCCATTTGTATCATATCTCTTAAAATTGGGACTAGAATCTACAAATGAATAATAATTATTTGCTGTTGCACTCGTAGACCCCGAAGTAAAAGTATTGATGGTAGTATTTGCCTGGTCTATAATATATTCATCTTTTTTAGAAACATAAACGTATTCGTCTTTATAAGCGCCTTGATTATGCCAAATGCAACCGCCAAGTTTATCTTCTTCATTCAGATTAGGGGAAGCTCCTGTATATTTCCAAGGGCACCCGCCCCCTAAAACTTGTCTACGAGGAAGCTGAACACTAATAAGATCAAAAGGAGCTGCCAATTCAAAAGAGACAGAAACAATACTTCTGTCCATAATTCTGTCAATAATATAAGTTGTTTTTGGATACTCTACAGCGGGAAAAGTATCTCCACTTTCTCCCACAAGATATTTTTTCATAGTAATTCTACGAGTAACTCTTCTGCCAATTAAATCTTCAAAATTAATTCCAATAGCATCAGCAAATACGCTAGAAACATTTCCTACTGTGAGAGTAGGTCTAGAATAAGCGCCCTCGGAACTTATATCAAATCCATCTGCCTGAATAGGCAAAGACTCATAAGTATTAATATTATTTGAAGCATCCCTAAATTGAACACTACCAGAATCATAGCTTGAAGTGAAGTACGCAAAACTTCCGTCTGCGTACTCCAAATCAAAAAGAACAACAAGCTCAGAGCCAGGATCTTGTTTCTGTACAACTTCAATAATTTCACTCATGGCTCATAAACTCTCTTAAATTGTGCAGTGCAAGAATAATAGTCGTCATAGTCATAAGAGATAGAATAATCTTCACAAATTACTTTAATTGTAGTTTCGTTTCCACTTCCATTCGTATCAGGAATAGTGAACGAAAAATTTGTAACACCTTTTTTATCATCAAAAAATGCAACAATG